CAATTGGATCAATGTCGTCATTCTGCATAGTGCCTGCTGTAATAACAGGAGCTACGCTATGATTGATTAATGATGCTGATCTAATGTAGTTTCTATAAGAGGATTGAGCACTAAGGTCAACTACGACAGCTGAGTTAACGCCAGGATCATATACCCCTGTAGCAATAAATGCTGCAGCCGCTATAGTAACACTGTCTGTAATAGGCCTTAGATCTCCGTAATTCTTCTCAGCCCTTAACTGGTCGATTAATATATCTTGTGCTTGGTTAAGTAGAAATAACACATCATAAGATTGTGTATCCTTAATATCTGTTCTATCTAAGCTTTTTACTTTAAGCCAGAAACTTCTTGTCATATCTGCTACTAACATAATCTTTATCTTTTAGCGTCGTTTGCATTAATAGTGCTCTGATATAACTGAACAGCCGTGTTTACTATTACTTGATGAATTTGAGAAGGTAGTTCACAAGTGATTGTCTCTGTAGTAGGCGATGCTGTCGTTAAGGCCAATGCTTTAGGCTGACGAATAACTACTGCAAGAACGCTGACAAATGTTGAGTATCCATCGGCAAGAACGATTAAATAATCCCCCTCCACAAAGCACTTTGGATTTGTAAAAATAGGGACAGTGCTTCCATTGGCTTCAAAGTCTCTTATAATCTCCATAGGAACTTCTTCATTTGAAACATCTTTTGCTGTAAAAGTAGGTGCGAATGAATGGTCTATATTTGATGAAGATCTAATGTAATTTCTGTAGGACAACGGAGATGAAGGTAAAACTAATCCTGCGAGATCAATAACTGCACTAGCGTTAATTCCTGGGTCGTATGTACCCACTGGAACAAATGCTGCCTCCAATGTATCTTTAGTC